CCCCGATTAGTCGGGAGATAGATCGTGATAGTGCAACTCTTGGTGTGCAAAGTTACAAGTTCAACCCTAAATGTGAGACCGCCGAAGAGATTGGTTGGGACACATTCTTTGAGTTGAATTGTGAGTGGCAGCGCCTGATGGATAGCACTGGAATGGCTCACGCAATTTCTATGAATTGGTGGTCTGATATGACAACTATGGACCGTCAATTTATGGCACGATGGTTGAACTCCCCCCTGAAGAGTTTGTATTACTCTCTTCAGGTAATGTCCGACACTCAAGATAAATCCAACGCCTACGCAGCGATTAGCGACGTAGATGTTGAGGATTATCTTGCCAATTTGTTGGAGGGAGATTCCGCACCTGATTGCAATTGCGCCGAATGAACCCGTACCAGAAACTGCTCGCCCGCAAGCGCACTTGGACTCCCATTCAATCCACGGCTGGCAAACTCAAAGAGGGCTCGGAGGAGGTGATCTTCCGGGCTCTTGCCCTTCGGCACATGGAGCTGCCAGTTGGTGACTTTATTGATGAAGCTTTGAAGAATGAAGTACCTGCAGCGTCAGTGGACCTCCTACGATCCAACATCAAAGACGAGGAGAAGCACGACCTTGCGCTCGGTTACATCACCAACGCTTTGGGAGTTGATGAGAAAGCTGAATCCGAGGCCATCCGACTTCGGGATGCATGGGTTCAACATCCAGATCACACGGTCCTCAAAGCAATGGTGGCCGAACGTGCAATTTTCTTCGTCTTACTTCCCCTTTTCCGTTTCAACGGTGATGCTGGATTGAGGACGGTATCTGCAGACATCTCTCGTGATGAACAAGTTCACGTTGCTGCCAATAGCCTTGTTTGTCGTGAGCTGGGGCTTAGTGTCTCTCCTTCTCTTGATAAATTGCGTAAGGCAACTATTAACTGGGTGATGCAGCCGCTTGGCCGCTCTGATGATAAGTATTTGGATCGTCAGTTTTGGTTGGATCAAAGCGATAGCTTGATGTACGCAGGTAAAGCCGAAGGTCTTATCGAGACTCAACGAGCTCGGATGCCTGCGTTCTTTGAGACTAGTAACTCTGACCTACCAAGCTACGCTTGATACATAAGGGGATTCACGATGCCGTTAATTACTAAAGATCAATTCTTTGAGCTTTGGTATCCCACCAGTTATTGGGCTCAACAATTTGGTGGCGTTAACGATCCAGACAATCGTCGTAACGCTCGTGAATCTCCTAATGGAAGTCGTCAGTGGGAAGCAGCTTGGCAGTCTTATAACCGAGACCAGATTGCTGCTGAAAACCCTTCAATTGTTAGGACTACTCCTTACACTTTTGATGAGCCAGCACCAACCTTTACACAGTGGTCTGGTCCTTGTTACGACAACAACTGTCGCAATCTAAGGGCACAAATTGAAGCCACTGAAAGAGGTAACTATGCTGCTTGGCAAGCTAGAAAATCAAAAGCAGAATCAGCAGAACAGCAACGCATATTTGAATACTCTCTTTTGCAAAAAGCAGATATTGAATCTCAATTAAATGATGCAAAAGAAGCTGCTGCTTTTCTGCAAACAGAACAAAGCAGGATTCAACAAGATTTAGTAACAGAGCAAAACAAAATTGCTCAACAACAAAAAGCAGAACAAGAGAATATTCAAAACCAAATCAATGTCACTCGACTTGCTACTGAGCAAGAAATGGCAACAATTAAAGCTCAGTTTGAAACAGAACGAGCAGCAAACGAAAAAGCTATTAGTGAGGCTGCTGCTGAAACAGCAAAGCAACAAATAATTACTAAGAAACAAGTAGCTGTTCAGCAAAAAGCAGCTTCTTCTAAAAACCTAGGTCGTTTAAAACTTGAAGAAACAGCACCTAAACCAGAGGCAAGAAAGAGCAAAGCAATGATTGGTCAGCCTGGTGTTTCTGTTACACGAGTGAGTGCAAGGTCTGGTGTTGGTGGTTATGGTGGTACGGCTCCAACCAGAGTCAACCCAACTGGTCTCAACATATGATTCCTTACATTGAACCTGAGATAATTCAATACCTTGATGAGCTTTATCCAGATAAGGCACCTGACCTTAGTATGGAAGAGAAACTTATTTGGTTTACTGCTGGACAAGTTTCAGTTGTAAGGCATTTAAAAGAGCAGCAAAAGCTTCAAGAGGAAACTAAGTATGGCTAGTAAGGGTCCTTGGGAGTCAATTCTTTCTATTGGCTCTCTTGTTCTTGGAGGCTTTGCTGCTTATCAGGGTTTTAAAGCTGCTGAGCAACGAGCTAATGAGTTTCGTGCTCAACAAGAAAACGCTGCAAAACAATACGCTTTAGCTCAACAAGCAACTGAGACTCAAACTCGACTTGTTAACGAACAGATTGCAGGTCTTCGTTCTGGTCTTGAACAACGTCAAAGAGAGTTTGAAGCAGCTCAAGCCTCTTACAAAACTCAAAGCGAGACTGCTCGACAACAGTTAGATATAGCTCGGTCGTCTTCTGAGGCTCAGCTAGGAACACTTCGTAGCTCTGCTGCAGAACAAAGTCGTGTGATGCAGGAACAACTTACAGCTCAACGTGAAGCTCAAACTGCACAGATTGGTATTGCTCGTGAGCAACTGACTCAGTACCAAGCTCAAGCAGCTTCAATGCAAGAGCAAGCTCTTATAGCTCGTAGGACTGCAGAGCAACAAATGAGCCAGCAAAAAGCCTCCTCGGCTGCTCTGCTGCAACAGCAAAAGATTACCTCTGCCATCCAACAACAGCAGGCTGCTGGATCTCCTGTTGGTAGCAGAGTCCGTCAACGAATTGGTACACCTGCTGGCCTGCGTACTAGTTTGGAAATACAATCACCTGTGGCCGGTCTTGGGATCGGAGCAGGTACACCTAACGCGACTGGTGGTTTGAATGTCTAACGCTGCGGCTCGTTATTCGGCGCTTGAGCCGGAAAAGACTATTTATCTGGATCGGGCTATTGAGTGCAGCAAGTACACTCTGCCGACTCTGATCACGGATAACGACCGTAGTACTGGCAAGAATCTCTATACCAAAATCCAAACCACATACCAAGGGCTAGGTGCTCGTGGTGTAAACAATTTGGCTAGCAAGCTGCTGATTGCTTTGCTGCCTCCTAACCAAGCCTTCTTTCGTCTCTCTGTAGACGATATGAAACTCAAGCGGGAGCTTGAGGATTACAAAGAGTTGCAATCAGAGTTTGACCAGCAGTTAGCTCTGATGGAACGTTCCGTCATGCGGGACATTGAAGAGTCTGGTGATCGCACTGCTCTGTTTGAAGCTCTTAAGCATCTGATCATTGGTGGTAACGCTCTGCTGTATGTCGCTGAGACTGGTACCAGGGTTTATCCGCTCAAGTCTTTTGTTCTAAACCGTGACCCTGAAGGAAACATCCTTGAGGTTGTGGTGCGTGAAGAGGTTAGTCCAGACGTTCTTCCCGGCGGATCTGCTCCTAAAAATGCAGACGGAAAGTTTGTAGACAGGAGTGTGTTTCTTTACACCCATATCACTTGGGATTACAAAACTGATCGGTGTAACTGGTATCAAGAAGCTTACGGAAAGCAGATTGGTAAGACTGGTTCTGTTGCCATTGATAAAAGCCCTTGGATTCCTCTTCGTATGTTCCGTGTGGCTCATGAAGCCTATGGACGTGGTTATTGCGAAGAGCTTCTTGGAGACCTCAAGAGCCTTGAGTACCTCTCTAAGGCCATTGTGGAGGGCTCTGCTGCTGCAGCAAAGATCATCTTCCTCTGTAAACCAAACGGTACAACTCGTCCTGACGCTCTTGCTAGGGCTGCCAATGGATCAATTGTTGCAGGTGATCCAAACGATGTGGCTCCTCTACAAATGCAAAAGCAGGCAGACCTTACGGTTGCTTTGAACACTATTGCTCGCATCGAACAACGGTTGAGCTTTGCGTTCCTTTTGAATAGCGCTATTCAAGCTGGTACTTCTGGTCGGGACCGAGTGACCGCTGAAGAAATCAGAATGGTTGCACAGGAACTGGAAGCCGGATTGGGGGGCATTTACAGCATTCTTAGCGTTGAAATGCAGCTTCCTCTTGTAAACCGCAAGATGGCTCTTATGGAACGTCAGGGGCGTCTTCCTAAGCTGCCTAAGGATATTGTGAAACCTCAGATCACCACTGGTCTAGACGCCCTTGGACGAGGTAATGACAAAGCCAAACTGATTGAGTTCCTGCAGACAATTGCTGGCACTCTTGGTCCTGAAGTAATGGCTAAGTACGTCAACAGCCGAGAGCTGATTACCCGCCTTGCTGCTTCTGATGGTCTTGATACTTACAAACTAATTAAGTCAGACGAAGACTTGATGGCTGAAGAACAACAAGCCGCTATGATGATGCAGCAACAAATGGCCGCGCAAGATCCTAATAACGATCCTGCTAAACAGGCCGCTCTCGTTAAAGCTGAAAATGACTCAATCCGGGCAAGTCAAGAAATCGGTGGAGCCCCTGGAGGCTTCTGAGGTTAAAGAAGCTCCTGAAGTAAAGGAAGCTCCTAAGCCCAAATCCAAAATGGATATGCTTATTGAGAAACTCAAGGTTGAAAAGCCTGAGGCTTATGAGCAATATGTAGCTGCTGCCAAGGCAAAGCGGCCCGTTTGGATTTATCCTGATCTGACCATTCGTATCGGTTGATCATGGAAGTTATTGCAGATAACTTTTTGGGACAGCAAACTGGTCCCTATAACGAGCAAGACATTGAAACTCTTGAAGCTGCTGAAAAGCAGGAACAACAAGAGGAACTAATTGCTGGTAAGTTTCGTTCTCCTGATGAGCTGCTTAAGGCTTATCAAGAGCTTGAAAAGAAACTGAGTAGCCGTAATGGTTACGAAAAGGTTGAAGAGTCTTCTACTGACGACACTGAAGAGCAGGAACAAGAAACTGCTGTTTTGTCTCAGGAAGAAGAAACCACCATTATGGAAAGCATTGGTGGCAAAGATAACTTTGAAGCTGTCCAGACCTGGGCTCGGGAAAACCTTGATGCTGCTGAACTGGAGGCTTACAACCGCGAAGTGAATAGCGGTGACTATTACCGTGCTCGTAACGCTTTGCAATCCTTGTACTACGCGTATCAAGACAATGCTGGCTATGAGCCTGAGCTAATCGGTGGCAAGCTGTCTGCTAACAGCAGTGATGTTTTCCGATCCAGTCAGGAAGTTATGGCCGCTATGAGCGATCCTCGGTATTTGCAAGATCCTGCATATACCCAAGACGTGCAAGACAAACTCATTCGCAGTGATGTACTCGGCCCAAGGGGTTAGTATTTCATTAGCGAACGTAAACATTGTTGCCGCTGAGGCGATAACAACAGTTGAGTTACGAG